AAAGCACGCATCGCCAAAGACGCCGAGACACGCGGCACCACAACCAGCGAAGCCGTACGCGGCATCCTCCTCGCCGCATACCCCACCCCGACCCGAGCCCCTCGCCAACCCACGCAAACCCCGGAGCGCGTCCCCGAGGCCCAGAAGCCGAGCGGCAAACGCCGCATCGAATCCCTCTGCGAGCACCGCGTCACGACGGGCAGCTACTGCCGGAGGTGCGCACGAGTCGTATGAACGACACCGAAGAACAACCCATGGACCGCCTCGCCCGAGTGATGCGCGAAATGCACACAGCGTGGACCGACGCCGGCTTCACCGACGAGCAAGCATTCGCGCTCACACTCGAATGGTGGCGCAGCAACAAGAACTACGACCCGACGAAGAGACGACGATAACCCGCACAATCCTGAAAGAGCGATGACCAAGAAACTCCCACCCGACGAGCTAGCCGAGCGCCGCAAGACGCACAAGAAACCCGGCGTGAAACGCGGCCGGCTGGTCGGCTCGACGCAGGGACCGATCAGCGGCGCGAAGGCGATCGAGCTGACGAAGAAGCAAGCGGACGCGCTCGGCCTGCGCCTCGCGGGCGCGAGCCTGATGCAGATCGCTGAGAGCGTCGGCTGGGAAACGCCGGCGGCGGCGCACAGCGCGATCATGAGCGCCCTCAAGACGATCCTGCCGCCCGAGACGCGCGACGAGTACCGCCGGCTGGAGATAGCGCGGCTCGATCGGCTGGAGCAGGGTCATTGGGTGCGCGCGTTGAACGGCGACGATAAGAGCGCGAACGTCGTGCTCAAGTGCATCGGGATGCGCGCGAAGCTGCTCGGCCTGGAGGCGCCGGCGCAGGTGCAGGTGAGTCTGTTCGAGGGCGAGGTCGTGGAGGTCGGCGTGCTCGACCTCTTGGACGAGCAGCAGCTCGCGAAGGCGCTGGAGCTGCGCGACTCGATGGCCGAGCTGAGCCGCATGCGGGCCGGCGCGATCGAGGCCGAGCCGTCGTGACCGACCAGCGCCTACCGGAGCACGCCGTGGCGATTGTGGAGCTAGCCGAGGCGATCGCCGCCGAGCGCTCGCTGACGCTCGACGAAGCCGCCGCCGTGATCGAACGCACGAGCCGCAGCCTCGCCTCGAACCGAGCCGAGGCGGTAATACCCGCCGCGCCAGCGGTAATACCGATCATCCACACGCCGTGCCTGCGCTGTAAGGGGCCACGCGAGCACTACGGCATCGGCCGCTGCTACGCCTGCATGACGCCCGCCGAGCGCGACCGCTACGCGCATCAGACGACGTGACGATCCGCCGCGCGCCGGCGCAACTACCGCGCGAGGCGATCGTCACCCCCGCGACGTTCATGCTCGCCACGAGCCGCGACCGCTTCATCATCCCGCGACACATCGAGCTGATCGAGGACGTAGTGCTGCGCGCGATCGCGGCCGGCGACCGGCTCATCACGATCGAGGCGCCCGTCAGGCACGGCAAGAGCTTCTACCTCGACTGGCACCTGCCCGCCTGGTACCTCGGCTCGTTCCCGCACAAGAACGTCGGCCTCGCGAGCTACGAGCACCGCTTCGCCGCCTCGTGGGGGCAGCGCGCGAGGGACACGCTCGACGAGTTCGGCCAGAACTTCGGCATCCTCCTCGACCCGCAGATCAGGAGCCGCGACTGGTGGCAGACGGAACGCGGCGGCGCGATGCGCTCGATGGGAGTCGGCGGCGCGATCACCGGCAAAGGCTTCGACCTGCTGATCATCGACGACCCGATCAAGAACGCCGCGCAAGCCAACAGCGCGGTCTACCGCGAGGCGCACTGGACATGGCTCCAGAGCACGGCCCTCACGCGCGTCGAGCCGGGCGGCATCGTGATCGTCACGATGGCGCGCTGGCACGAGGACGACCTCATCGGCCGCATCCATCAGGAGATGCCCGACGAGTGGACGAACCTGCGCCTACCGGCACTCGCCGAGCCCGACGACGCGATGGGCCGAGACGAAGGCGAGCCGCTCTGGCCCGAACGCTTCAGCGCCGAGAATCTCGAGCGACGCAAACGCAGAGTCGGATCGTTCTGGTTCAACGCGCTCTACCAGCAACGACCCTCCCCGCCATCGGGCCGCATCTTCCAGCGGCACTGGTGGCGACGCTACGCCGCGCTGCCCGACGAGTTCGACTCGGCCGCGTGGAGCTGGGACATGAGCTTCAAGGACGGCAAGGACTCGTCGTACGTCGTCGGTCAGTGCTGGGGAGTGCGCGGCGCGGACTACTACCTGCGCCACCAAGTCCGCGGACGGTGGGACTACCCGACGACGAAGGCAACGCTCCAAGCGCAGGTCGGCGACCCGCGATACGCCGACGCCGCGAACCTCGTCCTGATCGAGGACAAGGCGAACGGCCCAGCGATCATCGCCGACCTGCAGCACGACATGAGCGGCCTGATCCCCGTCGCGACGGGCGCGGACTCGAAGATCGGCCGCGCGACCTCGGTGAGCGGCATCGTCGAGAGCGGCAACGTGTACCTGCCCGAGCAGGCCGAGTGGGTTGACGACTACATCGAGGAGCACGCACAGTTCCCGTTCGCCGCGAACGACGACCAGGTGGACTCGACCAGTCAGCTCCTGCGCGAACTGAGCCGCCGGTCGGGCGCGAGCGTCTGGGCGCCGAGCGGCCGACTACCCGTCCGAGCCTAAGGAGGCGCGATGAGAGTCCTGAGCCAAGAGTTCGACGAGGCCGTGCCGCTCGCGGACCTCACGCCGCACCCCATCAATCCGAACCACGGCGACGTAGGCGCGATCTACACGAGCATCGACGCGAACGGCTGGTACGGCGCCATCATCATCCAGAAGAACACCGGCATCATCTGCGCCGGTGAGCACCGAGTCGCCGCCGCGCGCGAGGCCGGCGCCGACGCCGTGCCCGCGATCATCGTGGACTGCGACGACGCGACCGCCCTACGCATCCTCTTGGCGGACAACCGCACGGCCGCGCTCGCCACGAACGACCTGCCGGCCCTCGCCGACGCGCTGGCCGTGATCGCCCGCGACGACTCGCTGCTCGGCACGGGGTACGACGCTGACGACCTCGACGCGATCACACGCGAAGCGAACAGCATGCTGCCTCCCCTGCCGCCCACCGAGGAGCATCTCGTGACCTGCCCGGAGTGCGGCGCGCGCTTCGCGACCGACGCGCGACCGGCGCGCTAGACTCGCGCCGACGCGAACCAGCCACCGAGGGAGAGACGTGACTACCAGCACCGAGCAATACGCCGACTTCTGGGCGCTCTGGAAGGGCGGCGAGTGGGAACGCGAGACGCGCGAATGGGTCGAGCGAGTCACGCGGCCCGGTGACCTGTTCGTAGACGTGGGCGCGTGGATCGGCCCGGTCACGCTGTGGGCGGTCGAGGCCGGCGCGTACGTCATCGCGATCGAGCCCGACCGCGTAGCGTGCCGCGAGCTGCGCCGCGCGACCGAGCACGTCCCCGGCCGCGTCGAGGTCTGGGAAGGCGCGCTCGTCGCCGCCGCCGCCGAGGATCTGGTGATGCTCGCGCCGAACCCGAAGGCGGGCGGCGAATGGGGCGACTCGCAGAGCCTCATCGCGCCCGAGTTATCGACCGCGATCGAGGTACTCGGCTTCACGCTCGAAGCCGTCCTGCAAGGACGCACGCCGACGCAGCTCAAGATGGACGTGGAGGGTTACGAGGAGCGTCTCGCGCCGGCGATCCTGCCGTACCTCGCGAGCGTCGGCGCGTGGGTGCAGGTCAGTCTGCACGGCACGCCGCTGCCCGAGCAGACGGGCAAGTGGGCGTCGATGCGCTGGCAGCCCGACGAGCGTTGGGGCGACTGGCAGTTCGAGCCAGCGCGACGGCGGGCGACGTGACCGACGAGCGCGTGATGGACTACCGGCCCGACACGCCGACCGTATGCGAATGCGGCGCGGCCGTGCGCGTCACGGGCGAGCGACGCGGCGAGGTCTACCTGAGCGGCCCAGCCGACCTCGCGATGGCCGCCGAGTACGGCATCACGACCGAGGGCAGAGCGGTCACGATCTGGCACGAGTACGTGTGCAGCAACGGGCACCACGGGCCGAGCCTGATGGGCGCCCAGACCGGCGACGCGATCCTCTACCACGACCCGCACCCGCCCAGCCACGCGCTCACGCGCGCGATCCGCGAGCACCCGACGCGCCGCACGAGGGACCCGTGACCGGCGTCACCGTCTGCACGCCGACGACCCTCGACCGCAAAGAAGTCCTGCGGGAATGCATCGAGAGCGTCGCGACGCAACGAGTCCTACCGACGCGGCACATCATCCTGCGCGACGCGAAGAACGCCGGCCCGAGCGTGATGCGGAACCTGATGCTGCGCATGACGAACACCGAACTCGTCGCGTTCCTCGACGACGACGACCTCATGCACCCCGACCACCTCGAAGCGCTCACCGATGCGCTCAACGAGTCGAGCGCCGACCTCGCGACCTCGTGGTTCGATACCGTCGGCGCCGTGCCGCTCGTGCCGCGCTTCGACCAGTGGGACTCCGAGGCCGAGGCGTACATGGCGGCAGGCATGAACGTCGTGCCCGTGACCGTCGTCGCGCGGCTCGACTCGATCCTCGAAGCGGGCGGCTTCAACCCAGCCGACCGCTGGGAGGATTACGCGCTGTGGATGCGTATGCTCGCGCGCGGCGCGCGGTTCGTCGTCGTGCCGCGCGAGACGTGGACGTACCGGATGCTCGGAGGGAATAGGACATGGACTGGCTAGCCCGCTCGGCATTCCGGCTCGCGTGGTGGCGAGGCGAGGATCACAACCGGCGCGTGAAGCTGTTGGAGTGGAGCTTCATGCACTGCGGCCGGCGCTGGCGCGCAGCGATCCTCAACTACGGCGACGAGCTGCGCCGGGCTCGGGCGTGAGGACGTTCGCGATCATCCCGGTGCGCGGCGAGTGGCGCCTGACCAGCCGCGCGCTCGGCTGCCTCGCGATGGAGCCTGTCGAGGACGTGCTCGTGCTCGACAACGGCTCGCCCGACGACACCGCCAGCCGCATACGATCGTTGCAGCGATACCGCGAGTGGAGCGGCCGGCTGCACCGCACAGACACGACCGGCTTGACGATCTACGAGGCGTGGAACCTCGGCTTCGCCCGCGCCAAGCAACTCGCGCGCCGCGGACCGTTCGAGGTGCTCGTGCTGAACAACGACGTAGAGCTGCCACGCGGCGCCGTCGGCCTGCTGCGCAACGCGCTGCTCTCGCAGCGGCACGAGCGCGTCTGGGTCACGTACCCGGACTACGACGCGGCGTGGATCGACGACGCGCGCGAGGCGTGGTGCGAGCTGCGCGCGACGCGCGGCGTGTTCGGCGACGGCGGCATGTTCGGCCCATGCTTCTGCCTCGCCGGCGACGCGATCCCCTGGACGCCGCTGATCACCGACCTCGCGTACGAATGGTGGTGGGGAGACAACCACCTCGCCGAGTGCGTCGCGCAGGAAGGCGGCACGCAGCTCCGCGTCGTCGGCCTGCCGGTACGGCACGAGGGCGAGGCGACCGCGAGGCACTACCCAGAACTCGACCGCGCGAAGCTGCGCGACCGGGGACGCTGGCTGACCAGAGAAGCGCGCGGCTCGCGCGCAATCAACCGAGGAGGCGCACCATGACCCAGACGCTCACCTACACCGGGACGCTCGTCGTCACGCGCTGCTGGTGCGGCATCGGCCACGCGATCCCGACCGACCTCTACGACATGGCGAAGCGCCGCAAGGGCTTCAGCGTCTACTGCCCGCTCGGCCACGAATGGGTCATCCGCAGCGAGACGGAGGACAAGAAGGTCGAGCGGCTCGAAGGACGGCTGCGCGCGACGCGTGACCTGCTGCACGCCGAGGAGCGGTCGCACTCCGCGACGCGCGGCCACCTGACCCGACAGAAGCGCCGCGTCTCGGCCGGCGTCTGCCCGTGCTGCAACCGGACGTTCGCGAACCTCGCGCGGCACATGCACGGCCAGCACCCCTCGTACGCGCCGAGCGCCGACTCGTGAGGCTTCACCGAGGGACGCCGCCCGAAACGATCGGCCACGTACCGCCCGGCGGGAAGCGCGAGCTGACGCTGCGCGTCGTCGGCGTCGGCGAGGACGCGCTCGGCCCGTACGTCACGATGCGCTGGGAAGAGCAGGAGCAGCAAGCCGATCTGCATATCGGCGACTGCATCGAGCTGAACCTCTACAACGACAAGCCGGCATGATCGTCGGCGCGTACGTGCGCCGAGCGGCGCCCGACCACCCAGCCGGCGCCGAGTGGGCCATGCACGACCTGCTCGCCGCGCTCGCCGACCGAGGACACACCGTGCAGCTCGTCGCCGAGAAGGGCCACACACGCTCCCGCTCGATCGACGGCGTGGGCGTCTACTCGCAGGCGACGCCGGAAGAGGTCGTCGCGCACTTCATCGACTGCGACGTGATGCTGACACAGCTCGAAGCGATCGCTGCCGCGATGGTGCTCGCCTCGGCGTACAGCACGCCGCTCGTGCACCTCATCCACTCGCCGTCGCAGGTCGAGGACTTCGGCGTGCTGCCCGGCGCGGCGGCGCTCGTCGCGTTCAACACGCACGACGCGGCCGGCGCGAACGAGTGGTGGCCGGGCGACCGGCTCGTCCTGCACCCCGTCGTGCGCGCGGAGCGGTACGTCGTCGAGCCGAAGGGGCAGATGGCGACGCTCGTCGGCCTGAGTCACGAGAAGGGAGCGATGCGTCTCGTGCGTCTCGCGGAAGCGCTGCCGGGCCGGCACTTCCTCGGCGTCAACAACGCTTACGGCGATCAGGCCATCACCGTCGCCGGCATCCCCGGGCACGGCGACAACCCGGCGCCCGCCGGCCTGCCGCCGAACCTCGGCATCGGCGGCGTCACGACCGACATGCGCGGCATCTACGCCGCGACGCGCGTGCTGCTGATGCTCGGCGCGAGCGAGACGTACGGCCGCGTCGCCGACGAGGCGATGCTCTCGGGCATCCCCGTCATCGCGTTCCCCACGCCGGGCATCGTCGAGTGCTGCGGCTCGGCAGCGCGGTACGCCGAGCCGCACCAGCCGAAGGCGCTCGAAGCGCTCACGCTGCTCGCGTGGACGCCGGCGTGGGACGAGTGGAGCGCCGCCGCCCGAGCCCGAGCCGCCGCGAACCGCGACCGCTCGCGCGGCGAGGTCGAGGAGTTCGAGCACACCCTGCAACGCATAGTCAACGACCCACCGGAGATGACGATGACCCTGGAACCCCACCATGCCTGACAACTACGCCGAGTTCGACTTCCTCGTGACGGATCGGCCGGTCGCGGCGATGACGTGCCTGCGCTGCGGCGTGGCGATCATCCTGCGAGAAAGCGTCGATGCCGTCGCGATCCACGACCGCTGGCACGCGCGAAGCGGCGAGCACGAGCAGCTCTGGCGCTCGCCGACCTGGCAGGAGGCGACGCGGCGATGACTCAGTCCGCCGCCACCCGCCGCGCGAAGGCGAGCATCGCCGAGCCGATCCGCCGCCTCGCCGCGCCCGTCGAGTCCCTCACGCTGCACCCGAAGAACCCGAGGCACGGCGTCGTGCCGAAGATCGCCGCGAGCCTCACCCGCTTCGGCCAAGTCAAGCCCATCGTCGCGCAAGCCTCCACCGGCCACATCGTCGCCGGCAACCACACGTACCGCGCGGCGCTCTCGCTCGACTGGCCGCTGATCGCCGTCGTGCGCGTCGAGATGACCGACGAAGACGCCGAGGCGTACATGGTCGCGGACAACCGCACCAGCGACGTAGCGACGAACGACGACGCGGCGCTGCTCGCGATCCTCGAAACGATGAGCGACACCGGGCAACTCGCCGGCACCGGCTTCGAGCCCGACGACGTAGAAGACCTACGCGCCGCGCTCGACGCGATCCACGAGACGACGCCCGAGGACTTTCAGGGCGGCTACAGCGAGCCGCCTGAGGACGCCCTCAACCGGCAACGCACCCCACCCGAAGCCTTGAAGGAGGTCGTGATGCTGCTCAGGCCGAGCGAGGCCGAGGTGTTCGCGAAGCACATGGACGCGCTGCGCGCCGCGTGGGGCATCAGCGGCGTCACCCAAACCGTCCTACGCGCCGCCGCCGAGTGCGCGAAGCAGCTATGAGCGAATACGCGATCGCTGTGCGGTCGTACCGCCGCGCATCGTTGTGCGCGGCCAAGACGTGGGCGATGCTCACGAGGTACGGCGTCGCCGACCGCGCCTCGATCTTTCTGAGCGACCCCGAGGAGACCAACGAGTACCGCGCAGCGGTTGGTCCTAACCCGGCGATCATCGCCGGCGCGTTCGGCTGCGGCGCGAACGGCAACGCTGCGATCCGGTATTACCCCGAGGGTACGCGCCTCATCGTGATCGACGACGACCTGACGGACATGCTTATCCGCACCGGCCCTCAAACGCTGGAGCCCGTCGGCGCTGTGGGCTGGGACGAACTCGCCGAGGTCGGGTTCCTCGCCGCCGGCGACGGCTTGTGGGGAGTCCACCCGGTCGCCAACGCCTTCTTTCACAGGCATCAGGTGAGCGCCGACCTGCGCCTAATCAGCGGAGGGTTCTTCGGCCTCACGACGCGCCGCGACCCGGGCCTGGACGTGACGGTTGAGGAGAAGGAGGACTACGAGCGCACGCTCCGATGGTTCCGTGCCGACGGCCGAGTGACGCGCCTCAACTGGTATGCCATGCGAACCAAGACGTACGCGGGAGCGGGCGGCATGCGCGAGGCGCGCACAGTCGAGCGGGTCGAGCGGGACGTTGCGCGGCTGCTGGCCGACTGGCCGCGGCACGTCGAGCTGAAGAAGCCGAAGGCGACGCGAGCGTTCCCCGAGATACGCCTCAGACGAACGGCGGCGCCTTGACGGTCGTGCTGTCGCCTCACTGCGATGACGCCGTGCTCTCGACGTTCGGCGCGATCCTCGACGGAGCGAGCGTCGTCACGATCTTCGCCGGCGAGCCGTGGGCCGAGGCGACGCTCGAAGCGTGGGATCGCTGCTGCGGCTTCGCTGACCCGAGCGCCGCGATGCGCGCACGCTGGGTCGAGGACGACGCGGCGCTTACCGGCGTCGAGCACTCGCGGCTCGACCTGCTCGAAGAGCCGTACCGGCCCGATCTGCCGCGCGCCGCGATCACCGACCGGCTAGTAGAGCTCCTCGCACCGCTCCTAGCTGGCGAGACGATTGTCTACGCGCCGGTGAGCGTCGCGCCTCGACCCCACCCCGACCATCTCCTCACGCTGGAAGCGGCCTGGGCGCTACGCGAGTCGTACGACGAGCTGCGGCTGTACGGCTGCATGCCGCACATCCTGCGCGGCGAAGGCGTGTGGCCCGCCGCGATCAAGCGCGGCGTCACGAGCGCGCCGGCGTACTGGTGGCGCTGCCTCGACGAGCGACCGATCACGAGCCGCTGGCCGAAACTCAGATGCCTCACGCGGCCCGAGGCCGAGGCGAAAGCGGAGCGCACGCGCTTGTACCGCTCGCAGTTCCGCGGACTCACGACCGCGCTGCGCATGCCCGCCCGCTCAGTGCTGAAGAACCCGAGCGCGTACAGCATCGAGGCATGGTGGCCCGGAAAACGAGCGAGGGGATCGCCGGTAGCGATCCCCTCGCGTCCCCCGAGTTCCCCGAGTTGAGTCTACGGCTGCACCAGGGCGAACGTCGGGTCTCCCTCGATGATGGCCACAACGTCGCCGGCGACGGGCAGGCGCGGCAGCAGGTCGTCTGCGACCTCTATCGCGCGCTGAGCGGCGAGCGCGAACGACGCGATCACGTCGGCGAGACTCTGATAGTCCTTCGTGCCTTTCCCGGCTTCGCGCACGATGCGAGGCGAGCGCGAGATGAAACGGAACCCGCCCGGGAATGTCTCGTCGCGCTGAATGTAGAACTGAGGCCCGGTCATCTTGACCGAGCCGTGGCCGCGCGCCGGGTGAATCGCGTACAGGCGATCCTCGTTGGCGACGCGCTGCACGCTGTTCTTGCCGTGACCGGATTTCATGGTTGCTCTCCTTCTGGTAGTTGGGTGGGGTCGGTATGACACCGGCAGGCCCGCTCGACCGAGGCCGAGCGGGCAGCCGCTATCAGGCGACCGCGCGACCTACTTGGTGCGGTCGTAGTGCCCGTTGAGCGCGTTGTGGAGGGCGCCGAGAGCTTTCGCGAAGTCGCCGTCGTCGGCCGCAGCGACGATCGACGCGACGAGCGCGCGCGCCTCGCCGGTCGCGAGACTCGCGATGAAGCGGGAGCGCCGGCTTCCGGGCTCGACATTCCGCGCGAGGCCGGCCTGGAACGCGGCGAGCAGCGTCCACTCGCCCTTCGGCGCCTTGACGGGCGCCGGCGTCGCGGCCGGCGTCTCGATCATGCCCGAGGTCGCCGCCGAGGCGGGCGCCTCGGCCTCGGCCTTGCGCTCGGCGCGCTCGATGCGCGCGTTGCGCTGAACCTTGGCGGCGGCGATCGCCTCTTCCTCGCTGTAGCTCGCCTTGACCTGGTACGTCTCGCCGTCGAGCTTGATGTTCCGGCGAGCCTCGCGCTTGGTGGTGGTAGCCATGATCGTCGTGCTCCTCTGGTAGAAGGGCGTGCCTGTCAGCGCTAGCCTAGCGCGTTTCCCGCGTCGCCGTCGAAGAGGCCGCTAGAGTTCGCGGCGTGATCGAGATGCGCCTGAGGTCGAAGGTGAGCAAGGAGGAACTCGACGGGAAAGTGGGGCGCGTGCTGACGCGCGACGATTACAACGTGCTCCTGACCGGCCCGGCGCGCGTACACAAGCCCGACGGGTCGCTGCTATGCGTCTACCTGCCGCGCTCGATCGTCGGCATGACGACCTATCACGCGGTGCTGTCGAAGATCCGTCTCGACGGGTCGAACCGAGGCGCGGCGAGCGGCTCGAAGCGCGTCCTCACGAGCATGCAACGCTCCAAGGGGAAGAAGATCACGAGCGGCATCCTGGGCGCGTTCGACCCGATGGGAGCCGAGCAGTTCTGCCGCCTCACGGCCTACACCGCGCAGCACCCAGAGGTCTGGGAGAGCATGTGGCCGCTGTTCGTCGAGATAGGCGCGCGCTTCGCCGAGCAGGTACCCGAGCGTTACGCGGCGCAGGTCGAGTACGCCGCGCGCACGCACGAGGACTGGCTCATCCCCGGCACGCCGTTCACGACCATCACGATCAACAACACGTACCCCACCGGCGTGCACAAGGATCAGGGCGACCTCGACGCCGGCTTCTCGTGCATCGCGGTCGCTCGTCGAGGCGAGTACCGAGGCGGCGTGCTCGTCTACCCCGAGTACCGCCTCGGGATCGACACGCAGCAAGGCGACCTCGTGCTCATGGACGCGCACGAGTGGCACGGCAACACGTGGATGACGTGCGCTGATTGCGGCGAGCGGCTCGGCCTGCCCGGGCATCGCTGCGCCGGAGCGGCCGAGTCGCCCGAGCGCGTCTCGGTCGTCGCGTACTACCGCACGAAGATGGTCGAGTGCGCGAGCCTCGACGACGAGAATCAGCGTCGCCTCGCGCTCAGCGAGCGCCGCAACGCGAAGCGCCTCGCCGCGAGAGTCGAGGCCGAGACGTGACCCTCGTGAACCTCATCGTCCTCGCGCTCGCCGTGTACCGCGTCGCGCGGTTCGTCGGCTGGGATCAGATCACGCAACGGTTCCGCGAGAAGCACACTGGGTGGAGCGACGACCAGCACCGCAACGAGTGGCCGCACAATCGCAAACGCATCGCGGAGATGATCCACTGCCCGTTCTGCTTCTCACTCTGGGTCGCGATCGGCGTGTGGGTCGCGTTTCGCGAGTGGCCGCACGCCGTGCTGCTCGTCGCGTGGCCGCTCGCGATCGGCGCCGCCGCCGGCCTCGTCGCCAAGAACCTGGATGCGTAGACTCGGGGGAGACGGCTCGGCGGCAACGACAGCCGCCGCCGAGCCGCGTACACTCCAAGGCGTCGAAATAGGAGACGGTATGCCGTGCGGTTGTAGCGGATCGGGCGGGTGGCAGGCAGAGGGCTACGAGCCCGCACCGCCCGACATTACGAACCCAGACAACTTCTGGACAGGCGAGCCGGCAGCGACGAGCGACCAAGCCGAGACGGCGCGCGGCGCCGGCGGCGCGGCGCACTGGAGCGCCAAGACCGGCACGACGATCACACCGGAGGCCTGACATGGCGCGGTGGTGGGACGTGTTCCGCGCCGGCGGCGTCGGCGTCGCCACGGCGCCCGGCGCCTCAAGCCCGCGCTCGAAAGAGAACGAGCCGGGCAGCTCGCTGCAGGACTGGCAGCGACGCGCCTGGGAGTTCTACGACCAGCTCGGCGAGATTCACTACGCCGGCAGTTTCTACGCCCGCATGCTGAGTGGCATCACGCTCGTCGTCGAGGAGCTCGGCCCGCCGCCGCCGGACGCGGAAGGCGAGGTCGGCGCGGACGAGTGGCAGGAGTCCACGAGCGAGGAGCTGCTGGCGCTGCCCGAGCGGCTCGCGAACACGCGCGGCGGACTCGCGGCGCTGCAGGCCGACTACGGCCGCTTGCAGTTCATCCAAGGCGAGGCGCAGCTCGCGCGGTCGCTCGTCCCGCCCGACGAAGGCTCGGGCGGCGAGGTCATGATCGACTCGAACGGTGACGAGTACGTCGAGACGTGGGAGATGCTCAGCGTCGAAGAGCTGTCGTACGACAAGAGCGCGAAGGAGTACAAGCGGCGACGCGGCCACAAGCTCAGCGCTGACGAGGTGATCCGCGAGACGAACCCTGACGACCCGCTCGTCGGCACGATGATGGCGTGGCGGTTCTACCACCGCGACCCGCGTCACAGCGGCATGGCGGACTCGTCGATGCGCGCCGTGCTGAGCGACTGCGAAGAGCTGGTGCTGCTCAAGACCGCGATCCGCAACACGGCGCGGAACAGGGGAGCGGGGAACGGCATCCTGTTCCTGCCGTCGAGTCTCGGCGGGAACGAGGTCACGCTCGGCGACGGCACGAAGATACCGAAGAACGCGCAGGTGATCTACGAGTCGCTCACGGAGCCGATCGGCGACGAGCAAGCCGCGTCGGCCGTCACGCCCGTGATCATCTTCGCGCCGCCCGACACGACCGCGAGCACCGCGTTCCACGTAGACCTGCGCGGCGCCGCCTTGTACCGCGAAACCGGGCTACGCGACGAGTGCATCCGGCGTATCGCGATCGGCCTCGACATGCCGCCCGAGGACCTGCTCGGCGTCGCGAACGCGAATCACTGGACGGCGTGGCAGATCGACGAAGCGAAGTGGACGAGTCACGGCGCGCCGGTCGCCGCCGAGTACGTCGAGCAGCTCACAGAAGCGCTGCTCGCGCCTCTCGCGCGCGAGCTGGGCCTCGACCCTCGCCGCGTGCGGTTCTGGTACGACGCGGCTGCCGTCGTGCAGGACCCCGACCGCGCCAGGGCGGCGAAGGAGGCGCACTCGAACCTGACGATCAGCGACGCGGCGTACCGCGAGGCGACGGGTTGGGCCGAGGACGACGCGCCCGACGAAGCCGAGTACGAGAAGCGCGCGAAGATGAAGAGCAGCGCGCCGGCCGAGGCGCCGCCGCCGACCGCCGAGCCCGGCGCGGCCGTCGCGAGCGCGGAGCACGTCATCGGACTCGCCGAGGCGTGCGTGCTGCGCTGCCGCGAGCTAGCCGGCTCGAAGCTGCGCACGAAGATGCAGCGCGCCGACGCGCCACCGAACCTGCGCGCGCGTATCTCGACGGCGCAGAACGTCGAGGTCGCGCACCGCCTCGCGGTCGAGCTGCGCGGCTCGCTCGACTCGGACAGTCTCGTGGCCGGCGCCGGGCAGGTGTTCCTCAGCGCGATGATCCGCATGGGCCTCGAACCGTCGATGGCCGAACGGCTCGTCAGGGTCACGGAGGAGCACGCCGCGTTGACGCTGTTCGACGACGAGCCCGGCCCGCTACCCGACGAGGCGTTGGCGATATGCGGCCTGCTCTCACGCCGAGCGTAGTCACAGACGCATCGAAGGCCGCGATCGAAGCGGCCGCAGCGGAGCACGAGCCGCGTTGCCGCCGCGCCGTAGAGCGCCTGCTCCGCCGCCTCGTGCGCGAGGCGGTCGCCGCGTTCGAGGACTCGACGCGCATCGTTCACGCGGCTGCGGAGGCCGACTGGACGCCACCGTCGTACCACGTCCCCGTCAGCAGCGACCTGCTCGACGAGGAGGCCGCGAACGAGCTGCTCGGCGAGACGACGAGCAAGCACGCGGGCGCGGCGGCGCGCAGCGTCGCCGGCGACCTCGCCGTCCAGTTCGACGTATCGAGCCGGCTGCTCGAAGGCGTCATCGCCTCGCAGGCCGGCCAGAAGATCGTGACGGCGCCGAGCGACCTCGTGGAGACGATGATGGGCAGCCTTCAGACGAGCTACGACGAGGGACACTCGATCCCGCGCGCCGCTCGAGAAATGCGCAAGGCCGGGTACGCGCAGTCGCAGAGGATGGCTGAGCGCATCGCGCGCACCGAGGTCATCAGCGCCTCGAACGCCGCGAGCCTCGCCAGCGTGCGCGCCGGCACGGACCTGAAGTACAAGAGCTGGATGGCGACGAACGACGCGCTCACCCGGCCCGAGCACGCCGAGGCCGACGGCCAAGTCGTCAAGATCGAAGCGACGTTCGACGTGGGCGGCGAAGCGCTCGACTGTCCCGGCGACGGCAGCGCGTGGAACGCGATCAACTGCCGCTGCTCGATCGGGTACCAAGACGAGCCCGGCGTGGCCGTGCTCGCGAACCGCGCAAGTAGGGTTCCCCTCGACACAGGAGGCACGAGCATGGCGACAGCAGAAGCAGAGCAGACAGACGCGCCGGTCGGCGCGGCCTGGAGCGGCGTCATTGCGCAGGAAGGCGTCGATACCGGCGACGGGCGGCGCATCGAGCGGAACGCGCTCGGCTGGCGTGCGCTGCCGTTGACGCTGATGGGCCAGACGACGACGCCCGAGTGGGGTGGGCATACGGACGCGCAGGTCTGCGGCCGCATCGATTCCATCACGCGCGAGGGTGACGACATACTCGCCGGCGGCGTGTTCGACACCGGCACCGTCGGCGCCGACATTGAGCGCATGGTCAGGGAGCAGGTGCTACGCGGCGTGTCGGTAGACCTCGCCGTCAACGAAGCCGAGATGATCCCCGACGAGGAAATCGAAGACCCGATGGAAGCCTGGTTCATGGGCACCTTCGTGATCCTCGACGGCACGATCCTCGGCGCGACGGTCGTGCCGTTCCCCGCGTTCGAGAACGCCTCGATCGCCATCGTGGCGGGCGGCGCGATGCGTATCGGCAACCGCCGCTTCGAGAACATCGACGGCAAGCGCACGCTCGTCGTGAGCTTCTTCATGCCGTTCGGCGCCGAGTTCGCCGACCCGCCGCCGCCGCCCGCCGGCGAGAAGAAGCCGGCCGACGGCGAGGACGACCCCGACCAGGGCGAGGACGACGCCGTGGAGACCGCGATGACCGCTGTCGAGAACGCCGTGGACAAGCTGCGCAGCGCGATCGACGCAGACGCAGCATCGGAGCCCAAGTGACCATCACCGCGTTCAAGAACCCGAATCTCGAGGGACCGACTCCGCTCACGATCGACGGCGACGTGGTGTACGGCCACTACGCCGCGTGGGGCACGGAGCACATCGGCGCCGCCGGCGTCACACCGCCCAGAGGCGGCACGCACCGCTACTTCCACCTCGGCGCGTACGACCTCGACGGCAAGGAGATCGACGTTGGGTGCATCACGATGCGCACCGGCCACGCCGGCCTGCGCCTCGCGGCCGACGACGCGCGGAAGCATTACGAGGACACCGGCACCGTCGCCGCGTACGTCCGCGCGGGCGACGACGAGCATGGCGGCTGGTTCTGCGGCCGGCTCGCGAAGAACCTCGACGACGCGCGTATCGAAGAGCTGCGCGGCGCGAAGGTCAGCGGCGACTGGCGCGGCATCAACGGCAGGCGCGAGCTGATCGGCATCCTCGCGGTCTGCACGCCGGGCTTCCCGATCCCCCGGCCGCGCGCGCTGATCGCTGCGGGGCAGCGCGAACCGCTCGCGCTCGTCGCGTGCGGCATCGTCAGGGGCGACGACGCTCGGCTCCGTCTGCGCGCTCGCTTGGCGCGAGGAAGGCTTCGCGCTAGACTCGCCGAATGATCAAGACTCAGCGGGACGCAGAGAAGCACGAGGCGCGGCAGCAGGCCGAGATTCGGATGCTGCGACGCGCGTTGAACGCGGCGCTTGACCGCGTGGACGAGTTGGAGCGGGAATGCGCGTCGGCGTGGGACGCGGTACGCGAGAGCGGGGCGCAACCGGCCGGCGAAGTAGCCTGACCGTATGGGGCGAGGCGCGGCGATGACGAGCACCGTGCACTGCGCTTCTCGCCGGCCTCGCCTCTCGCCGTGACGCGCGAAACGCGCCGCGCCGCGCCGCCGCCGCCGGTCAGCCTGAGCGTCGCGATCCAGACGCACCCGGCGCGGCCCGAACTCGCCGGCCGTCTGCTACGCGAGCTGCGCGACGTGCGCGCGGAGAACAAGCGCATCACGACGCTCGTCGAGGTCGTGAGCGACCCGGACCCGAGCGGGCCACGCAACCCCTGGCGCACCGCCCGGCTCTGCTGGGAACGCACACCGCCCGACTGCACGCACCGGCTCGTGCTGCAGGACGACGTGATCCCCTGCCGCCGCTTCCTGTTCCACGCGCGGCTCGCGCTCGCCGCGAAGCCCGACCGCATCACGACGTTCTACCTCGGCCAGTACCCCGTCACGACGTACCGGGACATGCTGATCGCGTCGATGCGCTGCGCGGCGTGGGTGCGCGGCTCGCCGGCCTCGTTCGTGCCGGCTCTCGCCTTGGCGATCCCCGCGCCGCTCGTCGCCTCTCTCGCCGAGTTTCACGACGGCACGGAGCCGATCGCGGATGACGAGGTGTACGGCCGCTGGTGCCGCGCCGAGGGCTACCCCTGGTTCGCGACGATCCCGAGCCTCGTGAATCACGACGATGACGCGCCGAGCCTGATGCGTGACCCGTACGCGCGCGGCAGCCGCACCGCGTCGTGCTGGATCGGTAATACCGACCCTCACTTGATTGACTGGACGCGCGACTAACGTGGACCGTGCGGCCGGCCGCTGAGCGCGGCCGGCCGGTCGAGCGGGTCGAGTGGGGGGCTAGTGGCAGATGCGGATCGCGCGGCTCTTCGCCGAGTCGCTCACGTTGCTGAGTGTTTCCAGCGGCTCGCGGTGCATGTCCCGCGCGAAGTCGGTGATGCTCGTATGCCGATGCCCCTTGAGGTACAGCGTGAACGAGTCACTGACCTTCGACTGCGCGACCCACCACGAGTGGATCGCGCGGCGGCAGCTCGGCGCCTGCGGCCTTGCGATCTTCGCGACCGCGCGATCGAAGCCGTGATCGCCGGGCTTCGAGACGATGCCGAGGAAGCCGGTCACGACGCACTCCCCGATCTTCTGATCGTCCTTGTGGAATGCGTCGAGGCAACGTGGGCCGATCGGATCAATGATCTTGCTGAGTCGGTTGTCGCGCTGCTGGAGCCAGAGCGCGAAGCTCGGCGGCGACGCGGCGGCGCCGGCGGGCAGGGCGAGCGCCGCGACGAGTGCGGCGGCGATGAGGGTCGAGCGGATCATGCTGTGCCTTTCGAGGGTCGAGCGGTTCCGAAGATGTGCTCCGGTTGGGTGGGGGTGGCGCAGTCGTGCGCGTGGGCGAGGATGACGTGACCGTTGAGCCGCTCGATGGTCGTGACCATGCGCGTGCCGACCTCGATCCACTGCCCGCAGCGGTAGCAGCGGGCCTTGACGAAGCAGGTGTGCTCGGTCGCGCTCACGAGGCGTCCTGCGGCTCGGGCGCGAGCGCGACGAGCGCGTACGCGGGCCACGAGCCGCGCTTGCCGCTGTCCCAGACGACGAACACGCGGGCGGTCGCGTGATGACCGCCGAGGCGCCTCGTGACGGTGCCCGTCTCGCCGCCGCTGTGCAGACGGACGCGCATGCCGGGCTGAAGAAGCTCCGTCTCAGGCGCCCTCCGTGTCGTAGATGGCATCGGCGTCGCTGATCACGAGGTCGGGCCGGCCGAGGTCGAGGCAGCGCGCGTTGTGCCGCTCGCGCGAGTCGTAGTCGAGCCCGCGAGCGTCACGCCGATTGAGGGACTTCATCCAACGGTCGAACGCGGCGCCCGGCAGGTCACGGATGCCGACGTTGGCGGAGCACTCGACGGCCTCGGCGAGGTCGCTCGTGGCCCACGGCTCGGTGCGCTTGTCGAACTCGGCGCAAATCTCGCGGGTGATGCGGATCGCGTCGGTCGGCCACGTGGCGCCGCAGTTGCTGCAGACGCGCCGGCCGTTGATGGTGTCGCCGTGCTTGCTGTAGTCGCAGAAGGTGCAGGTGGCGCGGGTCATCGGGTGCCTCTCGGTTGGGAAACTAAACATCGACGCTAGGATAGCGCGTTTCCCGCGCTCGCGCGGCGCGACGTTGAAGAGTGGCGCCGGCGGGTGCGCTACGGTTCTTCCCGATCGAGCGCCGGCAGAGCCGACTCAGCGCACCGAGAGACGTAGCTCCTCGGGTCACGATTCCTGTTCGACGACCCTGGAGGACACGTCATGGCTGACGAGGTAATCACGAAGCTGGAGCCGCTCGACTACCCCGAAGACCTGACCGGGCTGAGCGACGAGGAGCTAGAAGCTGCCGTCGCAGAGTGCCTGGAGCGCAGCGAGTACCTCGCTGACGAGAAGAACCTCGCTGACCTCTCGACCGAGGAAGCGACCGAGCTGATCGAGAACGCTGTCGTGACGGGCGAGGCGCTGGACGCCGAGGTCGCGAAGCGCGAAGAGGCGAAGGCCGAGCAGGACCAGATTCTCGAGGCGGCGCGGGCGCGGCTCGCGAAGCGGCTGGCGCCCGAGGACGAGGACGATCCCGAGAAGGACGGCGAGGCCGACGACGACCCCGAGGCCGAGGGCGACGCGAAGACGCCGGAGGGTGACGCGGACGAGGCCGACGACGACGACGACGAGATGGACGAGGCCGAGCCCGCGCGTGAGCGCGAGCTGGAGCCGGCCCTCTCGGCGGCGAAGCCGAATCGCGCGATGCGGCGCTCGAAGAAGCACGAGCCGCTCGACGCGAAGCCGCGCGGACAGAAGATGATCGCGCTCGCCGACATGCCCGGCGCGTTCGCGGCAGGCGAGGCGATCAACATGCGTCAGGCGGCGGAACTCGTCGCCGAGCGCTGGAACCGGTCGCACGTCGTGGACGGCCCGAAGCAGGACGTTCCGCTGATGCGGTTCTCGATCGACACGCCGCCCGAGCGGATGCTCGGCGAGGACGCGAACGAGAACGGCCGCAAGATCTACGACGCGATCGGCGAGGAAGCGCTCGTCGCGTCGGGCGGTATCTGCGCGCCGCCCGAGCCGTACTACGACCTGCAGGTACTCGCCGGCGCGCAGACGCCGGTCGTGGACTCCATCCCGCGCTTCGGCGCGGCTCGCGGCGGCATTCTCTGGATGACGCCGGCGACGCTCGCTTCGATCACGACCGGCGTCGGCGTGATCACCGAGGCGAACGACACGCTGGGCGGCACGAACGCGACGAAGACGTGCCAGGTCATCCCCTGCCCGGCGCAGAACACCGCCGTCATCGACGCGATCTACCACTGCCTCTCGACGGGCAACATGGGCGCCCGGACGTACCCCGAGTTCGTGCAGCACTTCACGCAGCTCACGATGGCCGCGTTCGCGCGAGTCAGGGAGACGAAGGCGCTCGACGCGCTCAAGGCAGGCTCCACGCAGGTCACGCAGGCCACGGTCGGCGGCGCCGCTCCGACGATCCTCGGCGGCATCCTGCAGGCCGCTGAGGGCATGAGGAGCCGTCACCGGATGGTGGACACCGCCGTCCTGCGCGCATGGTTCCCGACCTGGGCGCTCGGCCTGCTCGCGGAGGACTTCATCCGCCGGCCGTACGACCGCATGGAGGCGCTCGACCAGGGCTACAAGGCGTACGTCACCGCGAAGCTCCGCGCCTGCCAGATCGCGCCGACGTTCTACGTGGACACGGAGACGGCCGGCGGCATGATCTTCGGCACGCAGACCGCTGCCGCGCTGCTGCCGTTCCCCTCGACGGTCAAGTGGTTCCTCGCTCCCGAGGGCACGTTCATCCGCCTCGACGGCGGCACGCTCGACCTCGGCATGGTCAGGGACTCCGTGCTGAACGCGACGAACGACTTCCAGATGTTCGGCGAGGTCTTCGAGACGTACGCGAAGGTCGGCATCGAGTCGCTCGAAATCACGACCACGACCGCCGGCACCGGCGTCGTCACGGCGCCTGCCTGAGTCAGCGAGTAGTCGAGCGTCGGAGAGGAGTGATAGGTGGCTAGCCCAACATACGCGGCGCCCGTCTCGATTGACGGGCCACCGCCCTCCCCTCCGGCGCTCACGCTCGTCGGCGCTGCGCGCGTCGTCTCGGACGCCGGCGACCGCTGGATCAACGGCGCCGGCATCTGGCCGTACCCGCGCGACCTGCCCGACCGCTTCGACCCCTGCCAGCCGGCAGGGTCAGCGGGCCACGCGAAGGACGCCGGCACGCCGGCCGTCCCCGAGGTGTTCGGCTCGTTCACCGTCGTCGAGGGCATCACCTGCACGACGCGCTCGGTGCGCGACCCGGCCGAGTGGCAGGCTCGGGCGCAGAAAGCGCTCGAAGCGTACGAGCACTGGACGATCGAGAACGAGTTCTGGACGGGCGCTCTCAAGCCCGACAACACGCACCTCGCCGAGTCGCCCGCCGCCGTGATGGTGCAGGCCGCGACGACGAACCCGCGCCACGGCCTCGCGCTGCTCGAACAGGCGATCGCCGACAAGGGCGGCAGCGGCGTGATCCACCTACGACCCGCCGTGTTCTCGCTGCTCGACCACACAGACCTGAGCGTCAACGCCGGCGTCGCGAAGACGCAGCTCGGCACGAAGGTCGTGCCCGGCGTCGGCTACCCCGGCACGAGCCCGGCGCAAGCAGCTCTCGCGACGACCGTCGAGTGGGCGTACGCAACCGGCAGCGTCGAGCTGCGCCGCAGCGAGGTCTTCATCGTGCCCGGCTCGATCGTGGAAGCGACCGACCGCGCACAGAACGTCACGACGTTCCGGGCCGAGCGTCACGTGCTCATCGTCTGGGACACCCGAATCCATGCGGCCGTCAAGATCGACCGCGCATTCACCGGATACGCGAGCTAGAAGGAGAGGAGCGGAGCAGATGCCACAGGCAGTAGCGATCAACCCGGGTTCGATCCACGTCTGCAAGGCGCGGTTCACGCGCCTCAACGCAGACGGGTCGTTCGCGGCAGGAGCGAACAGCCACGTCGTCACGGACCAGATCATGGACGTGGACTACACGCCGCAGATCAAGGGCGGCGAAACGAAGGAGCTCGTCTCGGGCTGCGACTGCATCCCGCTCGCGTACCGAGGCTTCGACAAGCTCATGCGCGTCGAGCTGAAGTTCCAGCTCGCGACGCTCGCGCCGGCGCTGGAGGAGCTGATCCTCGGAGCGGCTCTGCTCGTCGATACCTCGACGATCCCGGTCCCGGTCGGCGTCGTCTACCCGAACCAGGTGTCGTGCACGGCCGCGCATCAGCCGGCGGTCGCGTGCGAGTTCTGGAGCGATGCGTGGGACGGCGACCATCAGGCGGCGGCGCCCAACCGGTACGTGCGGTGGGTGTTCCCGATGGTGTTCTGGCAGAAGGACAACGGCAAGCTGGAGAACGACTTCCACATGCCGGCCTTCCAGGGCTGGACTCGCGCCAACTCGAACTGGACGAACGTGTACGCCGACTGGCCCGCCGGCGTCGCCGGCTCGCTGTCGCCGTTCGCGTGGTTCTGGGACAACACGCAGCCGGCCGCGACGGTTGGCTATTCGAGCCTGAGCACATGACAGACCTCCTGACCCTGCGCCGCTCGACGCTCGTGCCGATCCTCTTGGTGGATGGGCCGTGCGCGGGCACCTGGACACAGGTCGCCGCGTGGGGTCAGGAGTGCTGGCAGCGCGTCGGCCGCACCGGTGTGGACAAGCAGGTCTGGGCGCGTTACGACCACTCGCCGCTGCGGCAGGGCGAGTACTTCTACAGCGGCATGTGCCTCAGCACGAGCGACCTCGGCGCGGCGCTCGCTGCGCACAAGAAGGCGGGTCACACTCACGGAGAATCGAGGGGGCTATGAGCGAATGGGCGCCGCCCAAGGGCTGGGTTCTCACCCGCCACGAGGGCTACTACATCAATCATCAGGGAGTGCGGCTCGCGGACGGCATGCGCGCCGAGCACCTCACGCAGATGCCGGACGGCTCGATCGACGTTGCGTGGTTCGACGAGGATCAGCCGTTCTACGAGGACAAGAACATGAAGCCCGGCCCGGGCTACGGCGAGGAGGGCTTCTCGCCGAACGTCACGCTGCTGCCCATCAAGGACGGCTACGTGCCGCCGCAGTACCACCTCGTGCATGAGAAGGACCCGCTGCACGGGACAATCGAACCGGCGAACAACGTCGCGACCTAAGGGGGTCGAGGATGAGCAAGACAGACGCAGTCGAAATCGACCTTCTCAAGCTGTTCGTGGGGAAGGCCACGACGATCTTCGCGACGACGCTGATCACGCCGTACATCGCGCTCTACACGACGGCGCCGAGCGACTCGGCGGGCGGCACGGAGGCGACCGGCAACGGGTACACGCGCATCAACGCGCCCGCCGCGAGCTGGCCCACGCCGGCGGCAGGGTCGGTGGCGAACACCACGGCGGTGCTGTTCCCGGCCGCGACCGGCTCGGGCTACACCCTGCTCGGCGCCGGCCTGACCGACGCCGCGTCGGCCGGCAACCTGCTGCGCTGGCAGGCCATCAGCTCCCTGGCGCTCGCGATCGGCGACCAGGCGAACTTCCCGATCGGAAGCATTACCTTCACGGAGGACTAGACCGCCGTGTCGGACGTATTCTCGACCGGCGTGATGACGCCCGTCGTTCTGACGAACGGCGTGCGCACCATGTTGGAGCTGATCGCTGCGGCGTCGCATCCGCTGCAGCTCACGCACGTCGGCGTGAGCTATGACGGCTCGGCGGCAGCGGCGGGCATCCTGCACGAGCTGGTCTACCTGACCGCCACGGGGACGGGCACGGCGCAGACGGTGCGCGCGCTCGACCAGATCAGCAACCCGACGATCAGCGCGGTGGCGAAATACAACGACACGGTGGAGCCGACCGTCGGCCACTCGATCTTGCCGTTCTACGTGCCGCCGAGTCAGTTCGACCGCTTCGTGCTGCCCATCGACGACTACCTGATGTGCGGGCCTGGCACGGGCTGGGGCCTGCGCGTCACGGCTGTGACGGGCAACCTGCCGAAGTGCGCGCCGTTCTTCATCTGCCACGAGTTCTAGCCCATGCCTGACTGGCTGAACATGTCCGGCTCGGGCCGGGTGAGCGCGCTCGGCGAGGCGTTCAACATCGCGAACGGCGGCGGCGTGTCGTTTACGTGCGGCGCGGCGAACACGAAGGGCAGCTGGGCGGTCGTCAGCGCCGCAACGCCGTACGAGGCGCACGGCGTGTGCGTCGTGCTGGCCGTCAAGAGCGCAGGCGTAGACCTGCTCGTGGACATTGGCATGGGCACGGCCGGCAACGAGTGCGTGATCATCCCGAACCTCTTGTGGACGGGCGGCTCGTCGTCGAGCTACAACAAGTGCTTCTTCGTGCCGCTCAACATCCCCGCCGGGGTGCGCCTCGTTGTGCGCGCGCAGAGCATCGCCGGGTCGCACACCGGCCGCTGCTCGGTGACGCTGTTCGAGGCGGGCATGCTGGGCATGCCGAGCATCGGCCGCGTCGTCGCGTTCGGCGCCGACACCGCAGCGACCGGCGGCCTCGCGCTCGGCAACCCCGCAGGCGCGAACACGTGGGGAGCGTGGACAGAACTTGCGTCGAGCGCTGGGCAGAACCTGAAGTGGGTCATGCCCGTGCCCGGCGACGGGGGCATCACGACGCGCACGAGCGGGTCGCGGCACTTCCTGCAGATGGGCACGGGCGCCGCCGCCGCCGAGATAGGGCTCGGCCCGGAGTACCCATTCTCGAGTTCGAGCACGTCGTTCTCGACGAATATGTTTCACGGCTTCTGGGCGGACATACCGTCGAGCGAGCGCCTCGCGATGCGGTACGGCATCAGCGCCACGACGACCGTCGGCTGCGACGGCATGATCTACGGGGGGTGGTGAAGTGACGACACTGGTCGGCAGCGGCACGCAGACGGCGACGGTCACGACGGAGCACACGCTGGACACGGAGACGACGAACGGCGTGTTCGTCCTCGTTGTGGACACGGCCGCGATGCTGAGCGGCACGACGCCGGACGAGCTGGAGCTGCGCATCTACTACACCTGCCTCTCGGCGGGCACGGAGCGGCTCGCGTACGCCGTGGCGTACAAGGGTGTGCAGGGCGAGCCGATGAAAATAAGCCCGCCGATCCCGAGCGACATATCAATGAAGGCGACGCTGAAGCAGACGACCGGGACGAGCCGCAACTTCCCCTGGAAACTGCTAGCGCTCTAGATGAGCAACACTCGGTACCTGGCCGAGTTCAAGCTCGCCGTCGCGGCCGGGCCGCGCGACGCGACGTTCACGAGCGCCGGCACGGGCCTCAGCTACTTCTACTGCGACCAGCACGCCGACTTCCCGTACACCCCGATCCTCGATGCGTTCGACGCGACGGCGCTGCAGAACCTCAACGCGCCGCGCAGCGGCTGGAGTACGGCGACCGAAGCGACGATGCCCGGCACGTTCCAGACGGACGCCGTGCCGACGACGGCTGTGGCGGCCACCAGCACGTCGAGCGCGTTCCGCACCGCGACGGCCGTTGACGTGGAGTGCTGGGCGCGCTTCGGCGGCACTCCTTCCGGCGGTACGTGGAAGCTACTGGCGCGCAACAACCTTGACGGCAGCAACTTCTGCAACTGCTACTGCGTGACGCACCTCGTCGGCAACATCGCCATCTGGAAGATCGTCGCGGGCGCGTTCACGAAACTCTCGCCGGTGCCTGACCTGCATATACCGTCGCTGGCGTCGATGCAGCCGGGCGACTCGCTCGGCATGCGCGTCAAGGGCAATGTCATCACGGCGTACTACCGTCCGGCCGGTGGCGACTGGATGCGGATAGTGAGCGTGACGGACAGCACCTACACCACGGCCGGCACGATCGGCTGCGGCACGAGCCTCGCGGCGGCGAGCGCCGTGCTGGAGGAGTTCGGCGGCGGCGAGGTCGTGACCGAGCGGAAGCCGCGCCCGCCGATGCCGCACGCGGCGCAGGCAGCGATCAACCGGGCGACGTGGTAGCCGAATGGCGACCGTCACTCTCGTTCAAGACAAGGGCAACGCGAACGTCGGCACGCAGAAGGCCACGCCGCCGACGTGGGACACCACGCCGACGAGCGGCAACCTGCTGGTCCTGCTGGGCAGCGAGGTCAACATCACGAACGGGACGTGGCCGACGACGCCGACCGGCTGGACGGCGATCCCGAACAACGCCTTCAACCACTACACCGCCGGGATCGGCTCGGTGAACGGCGGGTATTACCGCATCGCCGACGGCACCGCGAACGACCAGCCCGGCCAGTACGGCGAGTCCAGCTCGACGCAGGACTGGGTCACGTACCTGTTCGAGTTCAACTCGACGACCGGATGGATCAACCCGCCGATCGACAAGGAGACTCACAGCGCGGCGAGCAGCACGGCCGGGACGAGCAAGGCGGCGGTGACCACCGCCACGCTGACGCAGGCAGAGGAACTGGTCGTCGCGTTCTGCACGACTGAGATCGCCGTCACGTCGCTCACGTTCGGCAGCATCAGCATCACCATCGACCGGCCGGCGACGACGAACGGGAAGCTGTGGTCGGCGTGGATCAAGGTCACGGCCACGACCGCTATCGCGACGACGGCGAGCTGGACTACGAGCGCACGCGGCTGCGTGCGGCTGCTGACGTTCAAGTGCGCCGCCGGCGGCGGGCCGATAGACCGCACGTTCACCAGCACCGGCACGAGCACGTCGGTCTTCGCGCGGAAGGTGCCCGACCGCACACTGACGAGCACCGGCACCTCGACCAGCGTCTTCGCCCGCAAGGTTCCCAGCCGCACGTTCACGTCGGCGGGTACCAGCACGTCGGTGATGACGCCGGTCAAGGGTCCGTCCTTCGTCAGCAACGGCACCTCGACGAGCGTCTTCGCGCGCCTCGTGCCGTCGCGCACCCTCACGTCGAGCGGGTCGAGCGCCAGCACGTTCGCCGCCGCGCGCCGACTGGCGCGCACGTTCACCAGCACCGGCATCGGCACGACGGCGTTCCTGCCGTCGTACGCGAAGCCGCCGACCAGCAGCGTGCTCGACTCGTTCAATGCGGGCGCCACGCAGAGCCTCGTAGCGCGCACCGGCTGGTTCGGCGTCAACCCGAACGGCTCGTTCGCGTCGCTCAAGACCGACGCCGCGCCGACGTACGCGAGCAACGTCAGCGGCGCGGAGACGCTCGACGTGTGGGACGCGCGGTTCGCCGACGAGCAAGAGGTCATGGTCACGTTCGGCGGCGTCGTCGGCGGGTTCTTCTGGCTCTGGGTGCGGCAGAACCTCAGCCTCACGAACGGGTACTTCCTCTACTGCGACTCGGGCGGGTACAGCGAGGTCTGGAAGCGCGTCAACGGCGTCAACACGTTCATCGTGGCCGGGTCGAAGCCGAGCGCGTTCGTGACCGGCGATCAGGTTGCGCTGCAGGCCATCGGCACGACCGTCAGCGCGTGGTACAAGAGCGGCGCCGGCGCCTGGACTGAGTTCATCGACACGAGCGACGCGACGCACGTCTTCGGCTACATCGGCGTGCAGACGCCGCTGTCGGTGACGACGCGCTTCGACGCTTTCAGCGGCGGCAGTCGCGGCCCGACGCACAGCACCTTCTTCCCGTCTGGCGGGTCTGGCGAGTCAACCTTCAGCGCTGAGCTGTTCGTGCCGCCCTGGGCGTGGGTCAGCACCGGCGACTCCACCTCGGACTTCGTACCCGAGCACTGGTCGGCGACGACGTTCACCAGCAGCGGCAGCTCGACCTCGACCTTCGCGCCGGGCAGGCAGCGCGCCTCCACCTTCGCGTCGGCCGGCGCCTCGACCTCGACCTTCGCGCCGGTCGCGAACCCGGGCTTCGTCAGTGATGGGCTCGGCACGAGCACGTTCAGCGCCGTCGTGCGTCGAGCCGGCGTGTTCGCGAGCGTCGGCAGCTCGACGAGCATCTGGAGCGCTCAGCGAGGCCGCAGCGCCGCGTTCGCGAGCAGCGGCTCGTCGGCCTCGACGTGGAGCGCGACTCGGCGCCGCGCCGCCGCCTTCACGAGCGTCGGCAGCTCGACGAGCGTCCTGCGGCCGACGACGCTCGCGTTCGAGAGCCTCGGCGACTCGACCTCGACGTTCGAGCCGCACCGCCACCGGCCCGCCGCCCTCACCTCCATCGGCGTCGGCACGAGCGACTTCGACGCGACGCGCCGCTTCGCCCGCACCTTCGCGAGCAGCGGCAGCTCGACGAGCGTCTTCGACGCGGCGCGGCGCCGAGCGCTCGCGTTCACGAGCAACGGCTCGTCGGCCTCGGCGTTCGTGCTCGGTGCTCGCCGAGTCGCCGCGTTCTCGTCGAGCGGGTCGAGCACCTCGACGTTCTCGATGGTGCGAACGAAGCCGGCCAGCCTCGTCTCGGCGGGCGCCTCAAGTACCACCTTCAGCGCGCTACGAGCCCGGGCGGTAGCGTTCACGAGCAGCGGCGGCTCGACGACCATCCTGGTTGCGGCGCGTCGGCGAGCCGCCGCCCTCACATCGACCGGCACGAGCACGAGCGACTTCGACGCGCTCGGCGCGCGGCGTGTCACCCTCACGTCGGCCGGCGGCTCGACGACGGCGTTCGTGCTACACGCCGTCCGTGTAGCACTGTTCGCCTCTGCTGGCGGCTCGGCGAGCAGCTTCGCGCCGAGCACTCAGCGCGTCGCCGCGTTCAGCTCGGCGGGGACGAGCACGACGACGCTCGCCGGCGTCCGACACCGAGCCGCGAGCTTCACGAGCACCGGCGGCTCGACGACGACGGCTCTCCCTGCCCGCCTCCGCGCTTCGAGCCTGACGAGCGTCGGCGGTTCGACCTCGACGTTCTCGGCCGTCTCGCGGCTCGCAGCGGCGTTCACGAGCGTCGGAGTGGGCACGAGCGTCTACGCGCTCGTCGTGCGGCGCGTCGCAGCGTTCGCGTCGGCTGGCGGCTCGACGAGCAGCTTCGCTCCTCGCGCGCTCGCGCGGCTCGCGCTCACCAGCGCCGGGCTCTCGACCTCGACGTTCGCGCTGACCACTCGCCACGCGCTCACCTTCGCGAGCAGCGGCACCTCGACGAGTCTGTTCGACCCTGGCCGGCGCGCCGCCGCCTCGTTCGCGAGCAGCGGCAGCGGCACGAGCATCTTCGCGCGCGTCGCGGTCCGAGCTCTGGCGCTCACGAGCCTCTCCGCATCGACTTCGACGTTCGCCGCGACCACGCGCCGCGCCACGCAATTCTCGAGCGGAGGCATCGGGTCGAGCATGTTCGGCCTGCGCCTGCTCGCGCGTCTCGCGTTCACTTCGGCCGGCGTCGGCACGAGCAGCTTCGTCGGCGTGCCGCTCATCACCGTCCACCTGACGAGCATTGGCGGCTCGACGAGCGTGTTCGCGCTGAGTCGCCGCCGAGCGCTACGCATCGACTCGCTCGGCGTCGGCACGACCAGCTTCGCGATCGCCGTGCGTCGCCGCGTCACGTTCGCGAGCGCCGGCTCGTCGTCGAGCAGCTTCGTGCTGCGCGGGCAGCGAGCCGGCGTCATCTTCGTCGCCTGTCACGACCCGAAGTCCGGCACGTGGAGCAGCGCGACGACGAGCTTCGTGCCCGAGGTTCTGAGCGGCGCGACGGGCGGCGGCGTAGAGACGAGCGCGAGCGGCAGCGCGAGCAGCGAGCCGACGGCCGATACCGTGCCGGTGCTGGGCGGGAATCCGCAGGGAGTGCTGCCGCCGAGGCCGGGCGCTCTCGGCGGCGTGTTCGCGAGTCACGGCACCTCGACCAGCGTGTTCGCGGCGTCTCGCATCCTGGCGCGCGCGTTCACGAGCACAGGCATCGGCGCGAGCGTGTTCGGCGCGTCGCTGCGCCGGGCGAGCGTGTTCGCGTCGAGCGGTAGCGGCTCGACGACGTTCGCCGCGACGCGCCGCCGCGCGGCCTCGTTCGCGAGCGCCGGGCAGGCGACGAGCAGCTTCGCAGCGGCGCGCGTACGGGCTGCTGCGTTCGCTTCGAGCGGTACGGGCACGACGAGCCTCACGGCGACGCTCAGGCGCGCAGCGGCGCTTACAAGCCTCGGCGCGTCGGCGAGCGTCTTCGCGCCGGCAGTGCGTCGCGCGGCCTCGTTCGCGAGCGTCGGCGACTCGTCGAGCGTCTTCGAGTTGGAGAAGGCCGGCGCCGCGTCTCTCAGGAGCCACGGCGACTCGACGAGCATCTTCCTGCCGGTGCTCGTGCGCGCCGCAGCGCTCACGAGTACCGGCTCTTCGACGAGCGTCTTCGCGCCGACCCGCTACGCCGCCGCCGCGTTCGCCTCGGCGGGGACGAGCGCCTCGATGTTTGCGCGGCTCATCCCGCCACGCGCATTCGCGAGCAGCGGCGGCTCGACGAGCGTATTCGCGGCGTCCGTGCGGCGCGCGGCGAGCCTCACGAGCGCGGGAACGAGCACGAGCACCTTCCAGCCGACCCGGCTGCGCGCCGCAGCGTTTACGAGCGCGGGCGCGTCGGCCTCGACGTGGGCGGCGGCGAGCGTGCGCGCCGCCGCGTTCGCCTCGGCGGGCACGGCGACCTCGACGTTCGACCTGAAGCGCGCGAAGCCCGCCACGTTCAGCAGCACCGGCACGAGCACGAGCACGTGGAGCGCCGCGCGCTACCGCGCCGCGAGCTTCACGAGCGCCGGATCGAGCGCCTCGACGTTCGCCGCCGCGCGTTACCGCGTCGCCGCGTTCTCGTCGGCAGGCGGCTCGACGAGCAGCTTCGCGCTGAAGCGCGCGAAGCCCGCCGCGTTCACCTCGACGGGCACGAGCGCCTCGACGTTCGCGCGGCGCGTCCCCGACCGCACCTTTACGAGCACGGGCTCGGCGACGAGCGTGTTCGACCTCAAGCGCGCGAAGCCGGCAGCGTTCACGAGCACGGGCACCTCGACCTCGACGTGGGCAGGAGCCCGAGCGCGCGCCGCCGCGTTCGCCTCGACTGGCACTTCGACGAGCGTCTTCGCGCGGCTCGTGCCGTCGCGCACGCTGACGAGCACGGGCACCTCGACCAGCGTGTTCGCAGCCGTGCGCTACCGCGCCGCCGCGTTCACGAGCACCGGCCTCTCGACGAGCATTTTCGCTCGGCGCGTCCCCGACCGCACCTTCACCTCGACGGGCACGAGCACGAGCATCTTCGACCTCAAGCGCGCGAAGCCCGCCACGTTTACCAGCAGCGGCACGAGCGCCTCGACCTGGGCCGGCGTGCGCCTGCGCGCCGCCGCGTTCACGAGCACCGGCACCTCCACGAGCGTCTTCGCCCGCCTCATCCCGAGCCGCACGTTTACGAGCAGCGGGTCGAGCGCGAGCACGTTCGCGGCCGTGCGCCGCCGCGCCGCCGCGTTCACCTCGGCGGGGACGAGCACGAGCGTCTTCGCCCGACTCGTCCCGAGCCGCACCTTCACGAGCACGGGCGGCTCGACCTCGACGTTCGCCGCCGTGCGCTACCGTGCGGCCTCGCTCGCCTCGACCGGCACGAGCGCCTCGACGTTCGCGCCGACCCGCTACCGCGCAGGCGCCTTCACGAGCACCGGCACTTCGACGAGCGTGTTCGCGCGGGACGTGATCCTCGGCGGACCGCAGGTCGCGTTCACGAACCGGCCGGTGCGCTGGAACCAGCGCGTGCGACGGCTCCGGTAGCCTTGCGCGTATGACGATCAACCTGTTCGTCGGCAATACGGCGCCGAGCGTGACCGACACGCTGCGGCAGACCGACTCCAGCGGCGCGCTCGCGGCCATCGACCTCGCGGGAGTGACCGTCTCGTTCCGCCTCCGCTCGCGGTTCAGCGGCGTCGGCGACCCGCCGCTGATCGACGCGCCGGCCGTCGTCGTCTCCGCGCCCGCCGGCCAGGTGCGGTACGACTGGGCGCTGGCCGACACTACGACCGCGATCGACTCCAGTCCCGGACCGTACCTCGCGTGGTGGCATCTCGACTTCGGCGCCGGCATCCTGCTCGACACGTTCGAGTTCCCCGTCGAGTTCTGGTCGCACGAGTCTCGCCGCTCGATCGGGCCATGCACGGATTGGTGCTCGACGCAGGACGTAGTGGCTTGCTTCGACGACGTGACGCCCGACTCGTGCCTCACGAGCGCGGTGACGATGGCGAGCGAGCTGCTGTACGAGCTGAGCGGCCGACTGTTCCAGGGCTGGTGCCAGAGCGTGATCCGGCCCTGCGCTCGCGGCGGCTGCGGCATGCAGATCCTCAGCCGAGGGCACATCGTTTCGTGGCACGGCTATTCGTGGCACGACGAGCACGGCGACGTGTGCTCGTGCGGCTACGAGCAGACCATCACGCTGCCCGGCTGGGCGCAGCGCGTCGTCGAGGTCATGATCGGCGGCGAGGTCATCCCCTCGACGAGTTACCGCCTCGACCCGGACGGCACGCTGTTCCGCACGGACGGCGGCGCGTGGCCGGTCTGCCAGAACATGAGCCTGGACGGCGACGCGGCCGGCGCGTTCCAGGTCACGTACGCGCACGGCCTCGACCCGACGGAGCTAGGACGCCGAGCGGCGGCGCAGCTCGCGCGCGAGTTCTGGCTGGCCTGCAACTCGCGTGCCTGCCGGCTGCCGGCCGGCGTCGTGCAGATCGTGCGGCAGGGAGTTACGATCACTCGCGCCGCGACGCTCTTCGCCGACGGCGCGACGGGACTGGAGATGGTGGACGCGTTCCTCGCCGGGTACGCCGAGAAGGACGCGACGCTCGTGATGAGCCCAGAAACGATGACGACCTCTCGGAGGACTGCCTGATGCCCGACGATCCCCGCCACCCGCACCTCGGGAAAGGCTACGCCTGGGAGGGCGGCGCGGACATGGCCGCCCGGCCGCAGAGCGTCAACCCGGCGACGCATACAATGACCAGCGCCGGTGGCGCCGCTGAGGTCACGATGCTGCCCGGCCGGGCGCTGGAGGAGATGGGCATCGACGAGCTGCGCAAACGCGCGAAGGCGCGCGGCATCCCTTACTCCGGCTTGAAGAAGGCCGCGCTCGTCAAGGCGCTACGTGACTGACCGCGACTCGCTCTACGAGGTCGCGCTGGAGCTGCTCACCGCGAGCGCCGCGATCCTCGCGACGACGAGCGGCGGCGCTCCGACGAACCGGCTCGTCGTTCACGGCCTGCCGGCGTTCGACTGCTGCGACTCGCTGTTCGTGAGCGTCGGGACGCTCTCGTACGACTCGCTGATGCGCCAGCCGCCCGGCGGCGCGCCCGGCAGCATGCGCGCGTCGCAGATGCCGGTCGTGCCGATCGTGCCGCTGACCGTCACGGCGCTGCGCTGCGTCAGTCGGCAGGCGATGCCCGAGGGCGGCTTGGCGATCCGCGCGGCCGACGCGGACGCGATCCAGACCGACGCGCGCGCGGTCTACGCCGACGGTTGGAGCCTGCTCTGCGGCCTGTACCACGCGCACAAGGACGGCTCGCTGTTCGCCGACTACCCCTGCCGCGTGAGCGAGGTCGGCGCCGTCATCCCCGTCGCGCCCGAGGGCGGCTGCCTCGGCTGGGCCGTCGTCGTGACCGTGACCCTCGACGGCTTCACTCCGGCCTGATGCTGAAGTTCCACGAGGGCGAGCTGGCGCTGCTCTTGAAGAGCGAGGGCGGGCCGACCGGCAGGTTCATGGCGACGCTCGCGGCGAAGGTCGAGACGGCCGCGAAGGCGCGCTGCCCCGTCAAGACCGGCCGGCTTCGCTCGTCGATCAATCATCGCGTCGAGACGAGCGGGAAGGGAATCGTCGCGATCATCGGAACGAACGTGGAGTACGCGATCTACGTCCACGAAGGCACGCGGTACATGACCGGCCGGCCGTTCCTCGTGGACGGCCTCCATGCCGTCGCCGGGTCGCGTGGCTAGACTCGCGGGTATTACCGAGAAGGAGTGACATGGCACCGAAGGATTTCAACGCTGCGCGTGTGCAGCGCGCGACGAGCGAGCGGCGCTTCGAGCTGGGCCCGTACACGCTCGCGCGCCGAGTGAGCGTCCCGCCGGAGGCCGTCGTCGGCTTCCAGCAGGCCGTGACCGACGCGCAGGGCGACGACTCGCTGGCGCTCGCAGCGATGGAGAAAACGATCCGCGCGCTGTGCGAGCCGAACGCGATCTTCACCGAGACGGGCGACCCGATCAGCTTCGAGGATGCCTGGCACGCGATGCGTAGCGACGGCGACGAGTACGGCCCGCTCGACGTGCGCGACCTCGGCGACGTGGTGGAGTGGCTCGTGGAGGGAGTCACCGAGCGCCCTACCCAGCAGCCACCCGCCTCGCCGGATGGCTCGCCGATCCCGCCAACTGGAATGACCTCGACGGAAGACTCACCCTCGCCGGCTCCAGCCTTGACGCTCTCGACGCCCGACGGAGTATCAACGCGGTCTACGCCTGCCTGACGGAAGGCCGGGATAAGAAGGAGCTGGCGAAGTTCGACCGCGACCTCTTGCGGCCGCTACCGACGCGGCGAAGCGGTCCCGGTAGAGTGAGCGCGTCGAACGGTCGGCAAAGCGGGATCGCGGAGATGATCAGCATGATGCAGCACGCGCGAGGCGGCGGCTGAGTGGGCGTCATCGCCGAAGAGACGGTTCGCATCACAGCGGATAGCTCGGCGTTCAAGAAGGACGTGACGAGCGGCGTCGGCGCCGGCCTCAAGACGATCGGCGTCGTGGCGGGCGCGGCGGCGCTCGGCGGCGTCGCGCTTCTCGGCAAGGGACTGATGGACGGCGTGAAGGCCGCCGCCGAGCATCAGGCGATGCTCGCGCAGCTCCAGACGGGCATCAAGAGCATGGGCGGCGCGTCGAACGTCACTGCCGGTCACCTCGTCGGGATGAGCGACAAGATCGAGAAGATGAGCGGCGTGGACGACCTCGCCGTGCAGAGCGGCGAGAGCATGCTCCTCACGTTCGGGAACATCAAGAACGGCGTCGGCGCCGGGAACCAGGTGTTCGACGAGGCGACGATGGCCGTGACCGACCTGAGCGTCCGCATGGGCGGTGACATGAAGGGCGCAGCGATCCAGGTCGGCAAGGCGCTGAACGACCCGGTGAAGGGCGTGAGCGCGTTGACGAGGGTTGGCGTGTCGTTCACCGAGGGCCAGAAAGCCTCGATCAAGGCGATGGTCGCGCACGGCAACACCGCCGGCGCGCAGAAACTCATCCTCGGCGAGCTACAGAAGGAGTTCGGCGGCGCGGCGAAGGCGGCGGGCGGCACGATGGCCGGGCAGGTGAACATCCTCAAGGCGCATCTCGAAGACCTCGAACAGTCGATAGGCGAGAAAATCCTGCCGATCCTGATGCAGCTCGTCGCGTGGGCGATCGCGAACTGGCCGCGCTTCGCGGCCGTCGCCGGGCAGGCCGTGCGCGTGCTCATCTCGGTCTGGACGGGCTCGCTGCTGCCGGCGCTCAAGACCGGCTTCGCCGTCATGAAGACGATCGTGACGGTGCTCGCGGAGCTGATCGGCTGGCTGAACCAGAACCGTGACGTGGCGGCGGCGGTCGGCGCCGCGATCGGCGTGATGGCCGCCGGGTTCGTGATCTGGACGGCGGCGGTCAAGGTCGCCTCGATCGCGACGAAGGCGTACGCCGCCATCCAGGCGATCCTCAACGTGACGATGATGGGGTTCCCCGTGATCCTGATCGTCGTCGGCATCGCCGCGCTCGTCGCCGCGCTGATCCTGCTCTACACGCGCTGCGAGACGGCGCGCAACATCATGAACGCCGCGTTCGAGGTGATCAAGACGGTCGCGACGACTGCCATGGCGGTGATCCGGAGCGTGATCACCGTCGCGATCGACTTCGTGCTCGCGCACTGGAAAGAGGTCTGGGGCGTGCTCGCGCCTTTCGTGACGACCGCTCTCAACGTCGTCGTCACTCTCATCACCGGCTGGGTGAACGTGATCAAGGGCGTGATCGCCGTGTTCCGCGCGATGCTCGCCGGCGACTGGGGCGCCGCGTGGACGGCGCTCGTCGGCATCGTCACGACGATCCTCAACACGATCAAGACCGTCATCGTGCAGATCATCACCGGTATCGGCCCGAGCGTCCTCGCCGGCGCGACCGCGATCGGCACGGTGATCTGGACGGGCATCAAGACCGTCGTCACGCTGCTGCCGCAACTCCCGGGCCTCGTCATCGGCCTGCTCACGACGGCGCTCACGGCCGTCGCGACCGCCGAGCTGACCGTCGCGAAGCTCATCGCGGAGGCGATCTGGAACGGCATCAAGACCGTCGCGGGACTGCTCGGCGCGCTCGGAGGGATACTCACCGGCGCCGTCGGCTCGGCTATCAACTCAGCGACGGGCGCGGCGACCGGAGCGGCCGGTCGTATCGCGAGCGCGATCTGGAACGGCATCAAGACGGTCGGCGAAAAGATGGCCGGCCTGGGGAACCTGCTGATGGACAAGGTCAGCGCCGGCATACAGGCAACCCTGACCATGGCCCTCGGCATGGCCAGGGGCATCGGCGCTGCGATCAAGGACGGCATCATCAATGGCCTCGGTGACATAGCCGGTGCCATTGGCGACAAGGTGAACGCTGCGCTGGACAAGGGCCGCGCGCTGATCGCCAAGGCGAACATCTTCGGGTCGCCGTCGAAGCTCTGGGCGGACACGATCGGCAAGCCGCTCGGCGAGGGAGTCGTCAAGGGCGCCGAGGACGGGCTGGCGCTGCTCGGACCGAAGATGACGGCGGCGATCGGCGTGATGCACACAAAGCTCGTCGCGGACGTGAAGAAGAACAGCAAGCCGGTCGGCGAGGCGTTCGGCTCGTGGGTTACGGCCGCGAAGGGCAAGATGGACGCGAACTTCGATGCGATCAGCGCGAGCCTGAGCGCGAAGCTCACGGCGCTGCAGGCGAAGCTGGCGACGCAGCAGGCCAAGCTGACGCCCACGGAGTCGATCATCAAGGCGAACGAGCTACAGGCGGCGGCGGCGAAGCTGCAGGGCGACGTTGACGCGGCGCTCGTGAAGATCCGCTCGCTGCCGGCCGCGCACGCGGCGGTCTGGGCCGAGCTGCTCGCGTCGCAGGCGAAGAACATGGCGAGCCTGCAGGCCACGCTGCAATCGTCTAAGGACACCGCGATCCTCGCCGGCAACACGTTCAATAAGGGCATGGCGGCGGCAGCGGCCGACCCGCTAGCCCTCACGCTCATCTCGGCGCAGAAGAACTTCGACGCCGTGAAGCTCCAGTTCGACCAGGGCCTCGTGACCGAGGCCGCGTTCGTCGCCTCGGCGGACGCGCTCGACGCGGCGCGGCTCGTCGCGAAGGACGACGCGAACGCGCTCTCGCTGCTCGCCGACTACAACACGTACACCGCAGCGATCGCGCAGCAGACGGCGGCGGGCACGGCGATCACGACGCAGGAAGCGGCGGACGCGGCCGCGCAGGCCGCGGCGAAGGCCGGGTTTGCCGCCGAGGACGCGACCGCGCAAGAGGGCTACAACGTCGCGCAGCGCGCGCAGCTCGACGCGAACCTGAAGATCAAGGCCGACAAGGAGCGCGCCGCGAAGGACGCCGCGTTCACCGCACTCGGCGCGCACCTGACGGCCGTGTTCCAGCGCACTCAGACGCACCTGGAGAACATCCACAAGGACGCGACGGCGAAGTTCGCCGAGATGGCCCGCACCGCGAAGACGGGCGGCGAGAACCTCGTCAACATGCTCAGCGACGGCATCAACGGCGCCATGCCTAACCTCCAATCGGCGCTCACGCGCATCGCCGGCGCGATCAAGAGCTACCTGAAAATCTCGAGCCCGACGGAGAAGGGCCCGATGAGCGACCTCGACAAGTGGTGGACGAATCTCGCGCCTACGCTCGTCGGGTCGTTCGACGGCAGCGTGGTGAAGGCCGCGCTTACGGACGCCGTGACGCCCGGCGGCGGCAGCGTCCGGCTCGGCGGTCGAGGCGCGCGCGACGCGCAGCTCAGCTTGAACGACGCGGCGCTCATGAGTCAGATCGCCGCGCTGATCGTCGAGATACGCAAGAGCCGGTCGGGCGGCGAGGGCGGCGTCACGGTCGTCGCAACGGGAGGCGCTGACGCGGCCGTATACGCGGCGCGGCGCTGATGCGCGACCTCGTGATCATTGCGGTCGGGTACCTCGCGGGGTTCGGCGTGCGCTGGCGCATCGACGCCGTGGCCGCGTGGCGGGAGCGGAAGCGGATGGAGCACCTCGACCCGCCGAAGGCGCGGCAGTCGCAGATCGAATGGAATGAGGATCACGAGTGAGCGGCCAGCTTGCGTTCCTCGACGTGAACGGGCACGAGGTCGCGAACAGCTACCGCACGGCGAGCTACATGCAGCGCGGCCTCGCGGCGATCAACTGGACGGTGCCCGACCTCGGCTGCCTCGTCCTCGCGCGCGAGGTCGGCGGCGTCTCGCCGTTCGTCTCGCCGAGCGCTGACCCGGCGCCGTGGTACGACGCGGCGATCGCGGAGAGCGCCGAGTTCCTCGGCCTGTACCTGACGGAGCTCGACTTCCAGTCCACGGTGACGCTGCGGTCGATCAAGCAGCGGTTCGGCGGCGTCGGCGGTGGCACGATCAGCTTCGAGCAGTCCGCCGCTCGGGGGTGTGTCGCGGCTGGGTACCTGATCGCCTCGTCGTGCGCGGGGTTGGAGTACGGGCGGCATTGGCTCGCGGCGCAGCTCGGCGAGAGCGTCTCGGGCGCCTGCGAACTCGTGTCGCTGCGCGTGCGGGACTCCTGCCCGCCGGACAACGGTTTGAACGATGAGCGGGGCGAGTGGATTCTGTACGACGCGGCGCTCGTGGACGGCGTGAAACGGACGGATAACTCGCCGGCGTGCTGCGACTACGACGGCATCGGCTTCGCGCTCGCCGGGCAGTCGCCGTACCTGTTCAAGCGCACCGGCGTCGCGAGCGCGCCCGTCGAGATAGGCCAGGCGGGCGGGCTGATGGTGCCCGTCCCGGCGATCCTCGACACGTTCGTGCGGGCGAATCAGGGCCCGCCGCCGACCGGCTGGACGGGCTCGACGTTCCAGGGCGAGGGGAACACTCTGCGCGTCCTCGCGAACGTGCTGGACAACAGCGTGCACACGAACGGCACGCAGGGCTCGGCGCACTGGTCGGCTGCGCAGTACGGGCCGAGCGTCGCCGCTACCGTCGTCGTCCCGACGCGGGTCAACAATGGCGCGTTCGAGATACGCGCCCGCGTGATCAACCCGGCGACCGCGAACGCTGCTGGCTGCTACGCGCGGATCATGTTCGGCGCCGGCGCCGGGCTGGACTCGTGGCAGCTCGGCAGGCGGTCGGTGACCTGGGCGCCGCAGACCACGTGGACGTACAACAGCGGCAGCGGCCAGACGTTCGCGAGCGGTGACACGTTCGCGCTGCTCTGCCGCGGCACGATGCTGAGCCTGTGGCGCAAGCCGAGCGGCGGGCAGTGGACGCGCATCGCGCACGCGTACGACCCGACGACGCCCGCCGCCGGGTACGTCGGCCTCGCGTTCTACGAGACGACGGCGACGCAGACGCTCGGCGCGTTCGGCGCTGGCACGCTCACGAACGGCGACGTGTACCCCACGGACATAGTGAACGTCACGATCCCCGCCAGCAAGACGCGGATCGGGTCGCCGCTGATCACGCTCGTCGCCGACTCGACTGTGCTCGACAAAGTGAGCGTCGGCAACGTCCGCATCCAGCTCAAGCAGTACGACGAGTGCGACGAAACGGACGCCTTCGGCAGCAACAGCATCCCTGCGAGCTGGTACCAGACCTCGGCGCTGTACGCGATCAGCGGCGGCAAACTGAAGCCGGCCGGGACGGGCGCGCGCCTGATCCGCCGCAGCCGGGACGGCACGCTGGCGGGGATCGTGCAGTACCCGGGCGGCAAGGTCGAGGCGGCGGTCACGCTCGGCTCGACGCTGACGAACGGCACGTGGGGAGTGACGCTCGACGGAACGCAGGGATTCACGGCTCGGATCAGCACTCCTGCGGCGACGTTCGCGATCCTCAACTACCTCGGCCAGGTGCTCGACAGCGTGCCGTTCACGCCCGTCGCGAGCGCGACGTACCGCATCATCCTGGAGGCGCTGCCGGTCACGGCGACGACTTGGGACGTGCGCGCCTACCTCGTTGATCAGGCTCTCCCGACGATCATGGCGACGCGACCGCTGCGCGCCGCGACCGCGATCGGGCTCGGGCCGTACTTCGCGCCGGGCATCACGAGCATCGCGGCGGACGTGACGGAGGCCTGGGACTCGTTCTACGCCGTGGACTACTCCGACCCGACCGGCTGGATGAGTTTCGCGATCCCTCCCGGCACGATGGTCATCGACGTAGCGCGGCGCACGGCGGTCTTCACGCCGAAGGGCTCGCTCGTCTCGATCGACGGGACGCAGTACATCAGCACGCCGAGCGGCACGCCGCTCTACTGGCCTGACGTGGAGCCGAACAGCGGGCCGGGCTGCGTGCAGGTCTACGCGACCTCGACGCAGAACCCGGGCGCGCTCCTGTCGGTCGCGTTGCAATCGAGGACGCGATGACGCAGATTGCGGCGGCGCCGGCGTCGATTCGCGCCGTTTCGCGGCTCGGCTGCGGCGTGCCGCGCGCCGAGGTCTGGAGCCGAGGCGGCTTGGCGCGGTTCCTCGACCTGCCGACGATCACGTCCTGCTCGTGGGGACGCGTCTCGAACGATACGAGCCTCGGCGCGGTGACGATCGACGGCCAGTCGGTGAGCGCCGACCCGGCGTGCTGCTCGACGCTGCGGCAGGTGCGGCCGTGGAAGCACGAGCTGCACATCTACCGCGACGACCTGCTGGTCTGGTGCGGGCCGATTGTCGAGGTGGAGCTGGCCGGCGACGCGATCAGCCTGCGCGCTCGTGACCTGTCGGCGTGGCTCGACCACCGGTTCGTGCACACCACGCACGACTACGGCGGGCAGAGCGTCAACTCGGGCGATACGGATACGACGACGATCTTCACCGACCTCGTGAACGACGCGATGCTGCCCGACCCGAGCCCGAACCTGCTGCTGAACCTCGTTGACGTGAGCAACGTGCTCGCGGCCGGCACGTACACGCCGGGCAGCTTCAAGGCGATCGGCCCGACGATCCGCGACCTCGCGAAAGGCACGATCGACTGGTACGTGAAGCAGCGCACCCTGACGTACGGCGGCAAGGGCAAGCCGACCGGCGACGACGCGACGAGCATCGCGCTCGTCAATCCCGTGTTCGAGGTCGATACGGCCGGCTGGGTGAGCGCGTCGCCGTCGAACCCG